GTGTCGGGCCACGCGTGACGTAGGGGGGGGTGTAAAAGATTCCTTTTTTCAACGTTTTCCAGCACCAGACGGCACATATGGGCCAATTCCTGCAGGGTAAGCGATCCTTTGAAGTGATTGGCCTCCGGCGTCAGCCATTGGAAGTTGTTACTGTTGTCGGTTCCCCCCTTGCACACTGGCAGGATATGGTCGGCGTTAGCCGTTCGGTCTAGCTTGAGCCCGGTCAGGGCGCACCTGCCGCGTTGCCTTACCCATTGGAACATCAAGCCTCGGGCAAGTTGCTGTGTCGTCTCGAAGCTAACACCTCCTCGGTTGTTGGCCTTGAGCATCATGGCCTTGCAGTAAAAGAAGCGGCGCTTGTTCCAGGACTTCTTCATTGCTTGATTCTTAACTTTATTCTTCTTCCTCCACTTGGAGTTATCAGCCAACTTCTTGCCACGATTCTTATCATAGTATGCCTTTGCCCTTAGTCGGTTAACTTCACGCAAACGATCGATGTTATCGTAGTAATACTGCAGACCTTTGGACCTTTTCTCGGTTGGGATTCTTTGCATGGTTACTTGGTAATGGGCTTATTCTTGCCGCGTCTGGCATTCACGTGAGGAAATAATCCGCACGCGTCTGAGTTCACCGTGCGTTGGATCTCCTTAGCCCTGGCACGCATCCAGAAGTGGGAGCGTCCATACATCTTCCCGATGAGGCGAGACGACAGACAACCGGGCAGACTCAGCGCCCAGCGTATGAGCTCGACGTGACGACGGAAGGCGAAGTTATCCGTGCAGGCCAGCGCATCCATGAAACCCTTGAGCATCACGCCCACATGATCGCGTGACATGAACGCATCGACTTCCTCGCGTCTGCCGATGTCCGTCGGGTTGAACGCCCAGTCAGGATGATTGGCGTCGATGTTGAAGACGTGCCGAGGTTGCGCCATCTCAGCGTAAGGCAGCACGCCGTTCTCTCGCATCTTCTCCTGGACCTTCTTCGGCTGCGCAAAGAACCAAGCGTCAAACGACTTGGCCTCCTTAGCCGGAGCCGTCAGGTCGTTGAGCCTAGCGCGTGTCACGCACGACAGCGTCAACTATCTTGACGGCGGGGCAAGTGGCAAAGGTTGTGCCAGTATCCGTCCATGTCGAACCGTAGCATTGCTTTGCGGGTGAAGCGATAGGTCAGGGATGAGTACTTGCCCGAGTAGTCCAGGGTCTGCTCGACGATGTCCTTAAGTTCCGCTGACGTCATCTTTGCCGGCCATGTGCTGATGACTTCCCTCAGCTCCATGTCTTTCCTTTCCTTGACTGTCTTGGCGGCCTCGGTGGCCTGCTGCCGGATATGCTCCATCCTCTCAGGCTGATCCCTCCAGGCTTTCTGGCGGTACCGGGTCAGAGCGAGCTTACGGAGAACCCAACCTCTCCGCGCGGTGGTACGGTTAGGTTTGGTCATCGCGTAGAACTTGCCTCCTCGCCAGAGACTCGGTCGAACCCCGAGCGTAAGCGACAAGGGGTGAGACTAGAGTCACCCTTGTACGTAGTACAGGGACGGAAGTTGAGTTGGAAGTTGAGAAGGGATTTGACATTGGGCTAAAGGTGGGGGTCAGGGTGTTGACCCTCAGTTGACCTTAAAACGCCTTGGCGACCCCTTAGCGGGGCTGGAATCGCTATGCCTTGAGGCGTTGTCGGGTAGGCTTTCGGAGGGGGGCTGGCTGTATTCCCAGCGGATGACCCCCTTCTCGGCGGCGTGGCGAATGTAAATCTCGCCCTTGAACTGGTTGGCGTGGTCCTTGAGACCGGCACGGCCCCGGCGCTTGGTCAGGCCGAACTTGTAGATCGGCTCTTCGCCCTGGCATCGGAAGAGGACGGCGACCTCGCGGAACCAGTTGGTGAACTCCGAGGAACCTAGGCCCGCATAGGCTAGGTCGGCGACGGTGTGGCCTTCCTTGTCGGAGGCGGCCTTGGGCTTCCCGGTGTGGTGCATGGCCACGAGCACGGCGCCTGTCTCGAGGAGGATGGGGGCGAGGTCATGGCGCAGGAACTTGGACGCCTGCTCCTGATCGGAGACGTCGATGCCTGCGAAGGATAGCAGAGGGTCGACGAAGACGATGTCGGCCTTATGCTCGATGATGAGGTCACGCAGGGCCGAGGTGAAGGTCGTGCCGGTGCTCACGGTGTCGCGGAAGATGGCGAGGTGTTCGCGCAGCTGAGAGCGTTCGTTACTGTCTAGGTATGCCCCGGCGATGACGTCCTGCAAGGCCTCGGAGATGTCCCCCGCGTCATTCTCAGCCTGGAGCACGATGGCACGCAGGGGCTTGGCGGGCTTGATGCCGAAGAAGTCCTTGCCGATGCACCAATGGACGGCGGCCTGCATCATCAGGGACGACTTGCCGGTGCCCGACTGCCCGACGATCAGGAGGGAGCCACCCTTGCAGAGCCAGCGGTGATTGCCGAGGATGCAGGATGGGTCTTCCTTACGCTCGAAGGATAGCAGGGCATCGAAGTCCATGCGCTGCGGGCCGTGCTTTGCTTTCCGCCCCTTGCGCGTCTCGGCGATGGTGGCATAATGGTCGAGCAGGGTGTCCGGGTCGGTGGCCTGTTCCGCGGCGACTAGGGCACGGCGGAGGATGGCCGCGTCCGCGATCATGTCGGCGTGCTCAAGGCGGAAGGACGCTTGGCCTGCGTCACTGACCAGGAGCGAGACGGTGGCCTCGGTCACCGGGCTGTTGACCTGGCGTAGGCGCTGGCTGACGGTCAGCTCATCAGGGGCGATGCCGTCGACTGCCAGCGAAAGCATGGCGGCGGCGATGTCTTGATGGGCGGGCTCAAAGAAGTCAGAGGGCTGTAGGTCGCCCGGTAGGTGGGCGGCTTCGCGTAGGAGGACGCCGAGGAGGTGGCGTTCCGCGGCGACGTTATTCGGCGGGATCATGGAAGAGAGGGTTGGGGTTTGTGGGCGTGGGTGCCCGTGGTCAAGATGCTTTGCGTAGGATGCGGTCGAGGTCGGCCTTGCGGTAGTAAGGGACGCTCCGCGGGTTGCGGAGGATGCGGACAGGCAGGGCCATGCCGTCGATGCGGTATTGCACGCCGCGGACGGTGCGCCGGTGCTTGTGGGCATACTCGGAGAGGGTGACCCATCCCTTGGGTGCCTTGAACTTGTCGAGGGCTTCGGCTGCGTCCTTCGCGGCGGCCCAAGACTTGAACCTGGGCGACAGGCGATAGATGAAGCGGCCTCGGCGGATGGTCTTCTGTTCGGCGAAGCCCGCCTTGACGATGCGGGCGAGCGGCAGAGAAACACCGGCTCGGGTCTTGTATCCCAGGAGGCGGACGACCTCCGTGGTCTTGTGCCAGCCTTCGGGAGTGTCTCCTGCGTTGATCGCGGCGACGAGGGCGTGGGCGTCGAAGCGCTTCATCGGGCCTTCGGGGTGAAGACCTTGAGGTCGGTTGTCCAGACCCAGCGGGAGCCGACGCGGTGGACGAGCCAGACCTTCCAGTCCTTGCCGTCGACCCAGCCGGCGGCGAAGCCTGAGCCCCACCTTGACGTGGCTAGGCGGTGCGACGCGTAGGCCATGGCGTCCTTCTGGCAGAGACAGCCAGCGGAGAAAGCGGCGCCGCCTTCAGCCTTGGTCAAGTTGACCTGGGCGAGCGTGTGCGTGTGTCCGTGGATCAGAGCGCCTCCGCGGTCGGCGTAGTGCTTGCCCTGCTCGGCGGTGGCGTTCAGGCCGTGGGCGTAGCCGTGGATAAAGGCGACCTGACCTAGTCGGTATACGCCCTTCTCGGCATGGTAAGGCAGGATGGTCTTGGCTCCGCAGCTCTTCGCGGCGGTCTTTATCCGGGCCTCGAGGTCGGCGCAGTAGTCACGCACCAGGGCGGAGCCTGAGGTGTGCTGGAGGGCTTGGGCGCGGTGCTCGTGATTGCCCATCAGGTAGACGGTGGGCTTGGTGCGCTCAAGGAAGGCTTCACCGGCCTCGATGTCGGAGATGAGGGATTCGGCGCCTTCGGCATCCTGCCCGGCCCCACGGCGCAGGGATCGGAAGTCAAAGCAGTCTCCGAGGTGGACGCGCACGGTCGGCTTGTAGTCCTTGATGAACTCGACGAGGGCCTCGACGGCGTTCTCGTCAGCCATGTCGCCGTGATTGTCACCGAAGGCGACGAAGCGGGTGGGGGTGCTCATTGTTTTGGAGGGTTAGGAATTGGCATCCAAAAGTCTGGTTCACAAACCTGCTCTTGCGCGTTAAATGCTCCAAGCTCGTAGTTGCACATACACACCCAAGCCTTTCGACCGCATATGTCGTCATAGTATCCAGCAATGAAGTAAGACCCATCTCTCGGGGCAGTTTCCATTGGTTGCCATCCTTTGATTGCTTCGCTCATCGAATATTGATATAAGGGATGGGCTTTCCGGCGTCGAAGGCCGCAAGCATCTCGTCACGGCGCTTGCGGGCGGTCTCGAGGTCGCTGGCGATGTTCTCGACGATGTCCTTGCCGCGGCGACGCAGGCGGAACCAATAGCAGTCACCGAGTTTCTGGAGGTGGTGGTTGGGGTTCTCGGCCTTGATGTAGGCAGGCTTATCGTTTCGCCCGGTGCGGGTATACTTCGGGCAAGCCAGCAGGAAGGCCACGCGGTCGGGGGACAGGCCGACCTTGTTCGCCCAGCGCAGCGTGTCGGTGTTCAGAGTTTCCATGAGCGTGCGAGGTTGCGGCCTTCGGTCATGATCGCGTTACGCGAGGACGGCCTGAAGATGTACTCCTGGTCGAACAGGTGGGACGCACGGATCTCGGCGATGCTGTCCAGCTCTTCGTCGTTGGCCGGTCCGACCCCAGCGGTGGCGACGTAGATCGTGCGGACCTTCCAGCCCTTCTCCCAGAGGATGTCCTGACAGACGCGCAGCTCGTTGACGTAGCGCCAATCGGAGCAGACGACCGTCTCGGGGGAGGGTTGGTCGTGGTGCTTCATGACCGGGCACCAGTTGGCGAAGTGGCGGGCGAAGACGTCCCGATCCATGCGCCGTGCGAACTTGCCCGCGTGGACGAGAAAGTCGCGGTTATCCACCTTGAAGTCCTCCTTGAAGAAGTCCCCATCAAGGCCGAGGTAATCCATGTAGTGGTTTGCGGCCTCCTTGAGGGCGTCGGCGAAGTTGATGTGCTCGGCGGGTCGCTGGGACCACTCGAGGATACCGGAGGCGAGCGTGTCCTTGCCCGCCCTGGCATAGCCTGCGATCAGGACGAGCGTCGGGGCGGACATCGGCGTGGGTGCTTCGGTCACGGGATTAGAAGGGGACGCCTTCGGGCGGCAGCGGCTCTTCGGGGGCGGTCGGCTTCTGGGAGCCGCGCGGGTAGGTCATCTTATACTTATACTGAGGCTTGCCCTGCCACTCGCCGTTGGCCTCGACCTCGACGCCGACGAGGATGGTCTGGCCGCAGGCGGGCTCCAGGTACTGAAGGTACTCCGCAGGGGTCGCGTCGAGCCTGATCTCGTTGGTATACTTGCCGGAGAACTTGCCGACGAGCATGGCGAGGGCCTTGCCGTACTTGCTGGAGAAGTTCTTCGACAGGCAGAAGCCCTTGTCGTCGACGAAGAACAGGCGGCAGGACGTGGTGCCGTCCTCCCACTGTTTGACCTTCTCGAACTTGGGCTTGATGAGTTTCAGCTTGTAGGTGCCGTTCGTGCTGATGGACGTGAGCGGGACGCGGTTGTTTTCGGTGGTCATGATGTTAGGTGGAGAGGTATTTGATGAGCGATGCGACGATGAGGCCGAAGAATGTCAGAGTGACGATAATCTTAATGATGCACTCAAAAGCTTTCATTAGGCAAAGTTGATGTTGGTCGCGGCGCTAGGCTTGGCGGCGATGTCGATTGTGGTGATCTCGGTCTGGTATCCGGGCCAGTTGCCCGAGGCGGTGCATTCCTTGTAGAGGGTCAGCGCGCGCTCGAAGTCGAAGGCGGCGCCGGTCATCAGTTCCGGCCCCAGCTCATAGACCGCGTGGGCGTAGGGCGGCTCCTTCTCGACGGCGATGAAGCGGAAGCCGAGGACGCGGCACTTGTAGGCGGACTCGACGGCGTGCCGGTAGAAGTAAGCCTGGAGGGCGTACTTGTATTTTCGGACGGACTGAAGGAAGCCGTGCGGGCTGGCGTCCTCGCAAGTCTTCAGATCGTAGATGTAGCCGTCGTCGGAGATGCCGTCGATGGCGCACTTGACCAGGGTATCGCCGAGGAAGGCGGTGAACATCACTTCGGTCTTCGTCAGGACGATGCCATTGTTCTTCATGCAGGCCGCAGCGGAGTTGGCCACCGCGTCGACAAGGGCGCCTTCTTCGGCGGTCAGGATGGCCTTGCCTTCGTTGGCGGTGACAAACTCGGCCCACTCGGCCTTGCCTTCCTTCGTCCGCTTGTCCACGTCCGGGGCGATGGCGTGGGTGGCGTTGTAGGCGTCCAGCCCTTCGAGGGCGAGCTTGTGGACGGCGGTGCCCACGCGGAGGGCCTTGGAGTCCTCGCGGGTGCGGGCGAGATACGCCTGGTAGTGGGCGGGGGACTTGAGCAGCTCCTTGGCGCCGGATTGGTTGAGCGCTTGGATGCCGTCATAGATGACGCGTTCGGTGATGAGGTCGGGCATGGGTGTGTTATTGGGTGTTGGTGGGAAAGGTCAAAGAAGGGCCATGATGGCATCGGCCTGATTGGGGCGACGGCGCTCGATGGCGGTCAGGCACATCACGGAGCCGACGGTGAAGCGGGAGCAGGCGACCGGGCGGTTGGCGTAGGTCTTGCACTTGCCGGAGCCGGAGAGGTGCGGGCAACGGGAAGGCAGTTCGGCAAAGGTGCGTGCGACGATCATGAAGACCTCGCCGCGGGCGGCGTAGAACTCGGTCGTGGTCGGGGACGCGTCGATGGGCAGGAGGATGCTTTCACAGCACGCACCCTTGCAAAGTTCACAGGCTGTCATCTTCGGGGCTGGCTTCTTCGACGCTGGCGGAGATGCGGCGCACGTCTTCAAGGGCGGACTCGGCGGCGTTCTCCATGGCCTCGAGCGTATTCCGCAGGACGCGCAGCTGGACGACGAGGACGTGGACACGGTCATGGAGCGGCTTGACCTGGGCGGACTCATCGGCGGTCTCGATGTGATCGGCGAAGACCTGAAGCTCGGTGATGGCCGAGCGGTTGAGGTCGGAGAGCGTGATGATGTCGGAGTCGTGCTGTTCATAACGTCCGGCGATGTGCTGGACGGTGGCGAGCGAGCCCGTGATGTTCTCGACGAGGCGCTTGATGTTTTCGCGATTGGTCATGAGCGGACGGGCGTGAAGGTAAGTTCCTTTATCTCCCCATTAGGGGCAAGCGTAAAGAAGCGGACGGCGGAGCGGGACAGGGACGGGTAGGTCTTGCGCTTCCATGAGTTGAGGTCGGTCAGGAAGTCGGCGTGCTTGCGGGCCGTCAACTCGACGTAGGGGAAGCCGTCCAGGAGCAGCAGGAGGGCGTACTGCTTGGGCACGGTGGCCGCGATCCGTTCGATGCCCTTGGGGACGTCAGCCATCAGAGTTGCCCGGTCTTGGCGCGGTTCCACTTGGCGATGGTGGCGATGCAGCAAGCCTTGGAGATAGCGTCGAACTGGCAGAGCTCAGACTGCATGATGTCGTCGAGGACGCGGGCGAGTTCGTTGCCAGCGTAGCGCATCTCGGAGATGGTCTTGGCCTGAGCCTCGGCGCGGGCTTCGGCAGCCGACGCGAGGTTCTGATTGTGGAGGTGCCGCATGGCGGCGTTCACCGGGTCGAAGGGGTCGAAGTCAGGCTTGCTCATTTGGTCAGCGGGCGGGGGGTGGGGGAGAAGGCAGGGGCGGATGGGGAAGAGGCCGCAGAGCGGAAGCCAGAGGCCACGGCGCCGTCATCGTCGAGGTCGACCGAGATGCCGCACGCGGTCTGGATGGACTGCCGGCGGATGTAGGTGATTGCTCCGCCGATCTGCTGGGCGGTCAGTCCCTCGGCCTTGACGAGCAGGGTGCCGAACTCAAAGCGTTCGCCGGAGCTGTGCAGGAAGGCGGTCGAGACGCCGACCTTGCCCTCCTGGCTGACGAGCGTCTGGATCAGAGCGAGGTCGTGGTCGAGCAGCACCGGCTTGATGGCGTCGAGCAGCGCGTCGAGGGAGACGTACTTGGCCTTAAAGGCCGGGTTGATCTTGTTGGCCTTCACGTTGTCCAGGGCGGCGAGCGCTTGGACGAGGGAGGCGGTGGCGGAGGAGGGCGTGGGTTTGGTGCTCATGGTGGAGATTATTTGGTCGGTTCGGCCTTGGTGATTTCACCGGCCTTGATGCTGGCCTCGATGTCGGCGAGGCTCATGCGGGTATAGTCGGGGACGAAGAGGTTGTAGAAGGTCACGCCGCCCCGGACAGTCGGGGTCAGGAGACGGGCGACCTTCTGATCAGGTAAAACGATGTATGACGAGTCCGCGATGATGCGGTAGTCGGCGGGGAGTTTCGGGTCTTTCTTCATGTGAGGGTAGAGGTTACAAAGTAAAGGGTCTTGCCGAGTTATGTTAACTCAGTTGATGGCGCCGCGGGTGGCGGAGTCGAAGATGAGGAGGGCGTCGGCGTTCCAGAGGGTGACGTCGACCGAGGGGAACAGTTCGGCAGCCCGTGCCTTGAGTTTGTTCTTCCACTGGGTCGTGGTCAGTTCGCCCTTGGTGCCGCAGGTGTGCGTCTTCTGCCAGATGGCCGGGCGGATGCGGTGTATCTTCCAGCCCATGGCGACGGCGGCGCCGTAGAGGACGCCCGTGTTCCACATCAGTTTGCCGATGGCGGAGCCGGGGATGTTCTTGCCGGCGAAGAGCGGGGGCTCCTCAAGGTAGAGGCTTACGTCCTTGGCCTTGCAGCTGAGATCGGCGAGGAGTTGGCAGACCTCGACATCAGAGCCGGGCATCTTAGCGCACTCGACCGGGTCGCCGTCTAGGGACCAGCAGAGTCCGCCGTTCACGCCAGGGTCAATCGCCACAAGGAGATGCATCGGCAAGACCCTTTAACGCGGCTTGGCTAAGGACAAGCGGAAAAGGTTAGCCACGCGGAAGGCGTAGCCGTTGGCTCGGAAGCCTTGGGCCTGAGCTGCGGACCAACCGACATTCCAGACGAGCGCCATCTGTTCGGGGGTCGGGTCGGTCATGCCGAGGCGGTGGAAGTTCGACCTGATCCAGCGGAGGTGCGAAGCGGCCACCATGTCCTGCGCCGTAGCGTCGCGCCACTTAGACCAGGGGAAGGCGTAGTGGCCCTCGGCCTTGAGGCGGGCGGAGGCGTCGTCCCATGCGGCCTTTCCGACCTGATACATCCCACGCTCACCGGCCTTGCCGATGGCCTTGCGATTGTGCCCGGACTCGACCGCGGCGACGGCCTCGAGGAAGGCGGCGTCAGTCTTGGCTTGGGCGTTCAACCCGAGGAGCAGCAGGGCGACGACGGAGAAGCGCTGGTTGAGGGTCATGGCTGGCCCTTGCCCTCCTTGGCGGCGTTCCAGTCCGAGAGGCTGGACGGAAGCGGGTCATTGGGGAAGAACTTACGACCAAGCGAGATGTAATGAAAGGCCAATAAGTCCCCGGCCTTGGTCAGCCGCTCGACCTTGGCCTGTAATTCCTTGTTAGGGATAAGGGTGCAATTGCAGAAAACCATCAGATGCTGAACCTCGGTCTTCAGGCGGGTGTTCTCGGCCTTGAGTTCTTCGATGGTCATACGCGTCTCGGGACTTGTGATCCGGCGACCTCGAAGCCGTCGAGCTCGTAGGAGTATTGGATGCCGACCCAGCCACCGGCGGCGGCGTAAGCCTGGAGCGATACCTTCACGGCGCCGTCCTCGTGCAGGGCCTCGTGGTAGTGGTGCAGGAGTTTCTTCATGCGGTCGGACTGGATGGCCGTCTTGGCGGAGCAGATGTCCCCGGTCATGATGCGCTCGTTGATTTCATAGACCTCGGAGAGCAGGGCGACCATGCCGTCGAGGTGGCGGAAACTACTCATGGGGGTGAGCGTCGGGGATGATGGTCGAGCCGCGGATGATACGGCTTTCCATGTCGGCGATGACGCGCTCGTTGTGCATGGCGACGGCGTAGGCCCGGTCGTGCTTCGCGATCCAATGCTCGCGGGAGTGAGAGAGCCGGCTGACCTCGGCCTTCAGGTCGCGGTTCTCATCCATGTATCGGCCAAGGATGTTGGCCTGATTGGTGATGGTCGTGGACTGGTTGTCAGCCATCTCGCGGATGGCCACGGCGTTCTTGTGCAGCTGACGGCAGACGCTCCAGGGGAAGAGCCACCAGAGGCGGGGGAGGGAGTCGGGTCGGATGATGGTCATGGGTCGGTATGGGCGGTGGGAAGGGTCAGGCATGGCGATTGTAGGGGCCGCGCTTCTTGAGGTTGACCCACTGCGTCCCGGTGATGTCGAGCCACTGGCGGAGGGTGCAGACGGTCGTGTCCAGGGCGGCGGCGGCATCGGCCTGAGACTTGCCGGCGGCGTTGAGCGCGGCGATCTGCGGGAGGATGGCCTGAAGGCGTCGGGCGGCGTATTCGGCCATCGGGCGCTTGAGGGGGAGGACGCGACCGGCGAAGGTCAGCGTCTCGGTGTAGGGGTGGTTTGCGTTGGGCATGGTGGGTGGGAAATTAGCGGACGCGCTTAACCGCGGCGGGCTTCTTGGCGACGTAGCCGGGAAGCGAGCGGTCGATGGCCTTGGCGAGATCGGGGCCGGCGAAGGTGACGACGGCGGTCCAACCGAAGATGATGAGGAAGGACAGGGCGATGAGGGTCTTCATGTGGGTAGGCTATTAGCGGCTGCAGTTGACGGCGGCGATGCGAGCCTTGCGCTGAGCTTCGACTCGCTTGGCGTTGGCCTCCATGTTTGAAAAGACGCCGGTCATAGCTTTGCGAAAAGCGGCGGCCAGTTCGGCGTTGGTGTGTTTAATCATAGCGGGCTTGGTGTTCATGGTTATTGGTGGTGCGTCAATAACCTTGGCGGACTGTTCCACATTCGTCAAGCACCTTTCCGCAAATACCCTGTGACCCCACTCAAGGGGTCAGGGCGCTACATATGATACGCCCTCAGGTCATCGAGGCCCGCCATATTAAACGTACCCCTATCTGACTGAGTTCAGTTTGCCCTTAGGGTCGCCTCCGTCAAGGGGCAATAGACCCCTCTGGCTTGCCCTAGGAGGCGTTTTGCCTACTTGGCCGACTGTCTACCCGTCCAAACCCTAAAACCGACCGCCCCGGCCACGGCCACGCAACCGAAGCCAAGGGCCATTCCGAAGTCGCGGACGGACTGAAGGGCCAATGTCGCCGAGGATAGGTTCCGCTCCAGGCTGGCGGAGTCGGACTTCAGGCCTTGGCCGTCTACGATCAGAAGCACGAGCGCATCAGTCGACTGTAACTGGTCGAGCACGAATGAGGCGGTATAGGCAGACGCGGTCGCCGTCGCCCCGGCAGCGAGCGTAAGAAGCATGACCGCCCAGAGGAGGTTACTTGCGGCGCTTTGCTGGTCGCTTTGCATCGGTCTTCTTGGTCTTGGGTTTCTTCGTAATCTTGGCCTCGGCCTCGTCGAGCTTGGCCCCGACGACGCGCTCCGCCCACATGGCGATGCGGATGGCCATGAAGCCGGCGACGCCGTTGGCCGCCCAGAGCATCTTCGGGTTGGTCAGGTAATCCGATAGGGCGTACCCGGAGAGGATGGCCACGACGATCGCGGCGAAGAGGTGCAGGACGATTTGGCCGACCTTCATCTTCTCTTCGGTCAGGATGATTTTGACGGCCATGCCCATCATGCCCAGGAGACCAGCGATGCCGGCCTGCTTAAGTTCGGGCGAGATGGCCTCGGGGTCGATGGGGGAAGCGGGAGGGCTCACGAGATGCGGGGCGGCTTAGAGTTGGGCGAGATGAGGACGCGGCGGTAGTCCTGAGCCCAGAGCAGGGCGGCGAGGTCTTTCCCAGCGCGGTCGACTTGGGGCTCGCTGAGTTCGGGGAAGGTCAGGTGAATCTGCTCGTGGCAGAGGACTTCGAGCTGACGCTTGGCTCCGAGGCGGGGGTCAATCTCGATGAGGTTCTCGCCGATGGTAGCCTGACCCCATGCGCGCTCCTTGCCGAGTTTGCGCCAGATGACCTTGGCTCCCTTATTCTTGCGGCGGGACATCGGTGGGAGAGGGCTTGTTCACCGAGTCGCGCACCTTGTCGGCCAGCCACCAGAGACCGAGGCCGCAGGAGATGACGAGGGTCGCTCCGGCTGCGTATTCGAACCAGGGCGAGTCGATGATGAATGGCACCGATCCGCAGAAGGCTCCGCAGAGTAGCAGAGGCAGACCGATGCGCGGGCCGAGGAAGGCGGTCGTGAGCGCACCTATGACGGCGAGGCCAGCACCGACTAGCGTCCATGTCTGAGCGGAGGCGTCCTTCTTCACGCGCTCGACCTCCTTCGTCAGCTCGACGATGCGGGCGTCCTTCAGCTGCGAGACGCGGGCGGCTTCCTTCTGGTCGGCCTCGAGTTTCTCCCAAGCCTTGTTGACGGCGGTGGCGAGTTTGCGTCCGAACTCCATCTGCTTGGCGTAGTCGATGGGGTCGGCCTTGGTAGCCCGGGCAACGGCGAAGGCCACGTCCCCCTCGGGGGGCGGGGGCAGATAGGACTGAGCGAGTCGAGACTCCGCGACGACCACCTTCGGCTTGTCGGCGTTCTTCTCGATGGCCACGAGGGCAGCGCCTACGCGGTGATCCGTCTTGTCGAGGTCTTTGCCTAGGGTCTGGACGGCGTCAGGCTTGGTCGGGGCCGGAGGCTGGACAGGCAGGGGAGCGTCGGCGGGCTTAGACTTGCACCCAGCCAGGGCCACGAGGGCGATGACTAGGAGCAAGCGCACGGCCTTACTTGCCCTTGAGGGCGTCGAGGATGGACTTGCCCTTGGCTTCTAGTTCGGAGGCTTTAGCGGCGTGCTTGCGGAAGACGAGGGCACCGGCGACGAAGCCGACGAGGAGGGCGATGAGGTGGGTGATCATGGTGTTATTCGGAAAGGATTTCGACTTTGACGAGAGGGCCGAGGTCGGCGGGGGTCTGCGGGGTGGCGAAGGTGAACGTGCCGATCTGGCCGCCGTAGGTTTCCTCGACGGGCTGGGCAGAGCCGAAGATGATGTCGCGGAGGGCCATCCAATCGTTGACGGCCACGCCGATGACGGTGACTTGATAGGTGCTTACCATGTGTTGATGACGATGTATCGCCCGCGAGAGTTTACGAAGTCCATGAACGGGCTCGAAAGGGCGGCGGCAGCGACGACCTCTTCCTGCCAAGCGACGGCCGTGATGTTGACCGACCCAGTCGGGCCGCCAGTGGAGGTCGCCACGGAAGAGCCGTTGACGTAGAGGGTGACGTTGCCAGCGCCGTCCGATTCGATGTCCCAGTCGAAAGCGACACCAGCGGTGACGGCGAAGGACGAAGTGACGCTGGAGAGAGTCGTTCCGTTATGGGCTTGTAGCTCTAGGAACCGGGAACCGGCTCCGCCTACCATCTTCCAGCCATAGCCTCGACGTGTAAGATTTCCGACGCCGTCGGCCTCGGCCTTGCCGTAGTAAACGGCGCAAGTGTAGTTCGCATCCGTAACGCCCCCGGTCGTCGAGCGACCAGAGTGGATGCTGCGCAGGGAGAAGTTAAGGAATGAGGCTGGCTGCGGACGGGAACTAGCCGTCCAAGTCTGGTCAACCTGGGATGTTCCGAAAGTACGAATACGGCTTGAACAGGCTCCGGCGTTGCCCGGTCGGATAACACGAGAAAGTTGTCCGACAGTGACTGAGGTGATCGTGCCAGTGTTGGTCACGGTCATGCTAGGCCCAGCGATGTCGATGAAGTCCTGAGACAACATCGACCAGAGAACCTGGCGAGGGCTCATCGCCGTGGTGTTGTTGGTAAACGTACGAGCCTGAGAAGCCGTAGCGACAGCCGGAACCGCCGCAGTGACAAAAGCCGTCGTCGCGATTTGCGTGGTGTTCGTTCCAGCCGTGGCCGTCGGGGCGGTCGGGGTTCCCGTCAGAGCCGGAGAAGCCAGCGGAGCGCGCGTCGTGTCCGTCGGATGGACGTGATCCTGACGAGCGTAGCGGAGGGAAGTGCCGACGGCGGCGGTGCCGTCGACCAGGGGCGTGGCCGAACCAGCCTGACCAACGACGTAGGCCGTGGTCGCAAGGGCGACGCTGTTCGTATCAGCTGCGGCGGTGACGCCGTTGGTCGTGCCCTGGAGCGTGGTGGTCGAAGTGCCGGTGGTCGAACCGATGGCGATGTTCGTGGTCGAGCCAGCCACGCCGTTGGTGCCGATATTGACCGCCTTGGTCGTCGCCGTGAGGGTCGCACCCGTGGCGAGGTTAAGCGTAGACGCGGCGGTCGAGTTGCCGATGGTCTGGGTCGCACCAGTCGTCGTCAGCGCTCCATTGACCGTGACATTGACGCCAGAGCCAGCGACGGACGAACCGACGGTCACGTTGGTCGTCGAGCCAGAGACGCCGTTCGTGCCGATATTGATGGCCTTCGTGGTAGCAGTCAGCGTTGCACCCGTTCCGATGTTAATTGTGCCAGCCGCCGTAGAGTTGCCGAGGGTCAGGTTGGCGTTCGAGAAGGTCTTGTTACCATTGATGGTCTGCGAGGTGTCGAAGTCCACATACTGTTTGGTCACGCCGTTCATGCGCATGAACAGGCCAGTGGTCGTCGTCCAGATGTCGCCGTTGACCGGGGTGGTCGGGGCCGTTCCGTGCGGGACGTTGAAGCCCGCGTTGGCCGTGGTCGAAGGGATGGTGTTTACCTTACCGTTCTGGTCGATGGCGACGAAGGACGTATCCGAAGCCTGGTCGTGCAGGGTCAGGATGTTGCCCGTTCCAGACTGCTCGATGAAGAGCGCAGCACCGGAAGAGTTCGACGTGATCGTGACGTTGCCCGTCAGGGCGGGGCTGGCGAGGGGGGCCAGACCAGCGATGGCCGCGCTGGTGATGTAGCCCGCCGGGTTGGTCTGGAGGTAATACGTCGAGGCCGCCGTGGCAGGGCTAAGGCCCGCAGTGGTCTGGTTGGTGGCGTCCGAGAAGGTGATGCCGACCGAAGGGATGAGGACTTGGTCTGTCCTGAATGTAGCGACTTCCGCAAAGGTTGTTCCGTTGCGGATATAAAATCCATTGTTGTCTGCAATTACATCGTTAGGGTGAATCCCCCCGTCGTTGATAATTAAAGACTCACCCGAAGGAATCGGGACGGATGCGTTCACACTTCTTTTTGTACCAAGCGCCGTCACAAGGTCGGTCTGCGAGCTGAGAGTGCCGGTGATGGCTCCCCAGGCTACGGAGGTCGCAGGAGTGACGCCGCCTACGTTGACCACCCAAGCCGCGTAGGTTCCCGACCCGGTGTGGTGATTGATGTCCACGGTCAGCACACCCGTGCCGGAGTTGTACGTCAGCACCTCGCCGTGCATATGGTTCGACGCGTCGTAAGAAATCGTGATGTTCTGGGTCGGCGTGTACGAGAGGCCCGTGCCAATCGTGAAGGTCTTGTTCCCGTTGCTGACAGTGTTGCTCGTCGTCGAGGTCGTCAGGTAGCGGTCGCCCGGGATGACCACATCCCAAGCCGCGTTCTTTCGGGCGTACTGCGAGCCGTCCGAAGGGGCGTCATTGACGACAGCCAGGGAACCGAGGCCGAGGTTCGTGCGGGCCGTGCCGGTGTTCGCCAGCCCTGCCAGATTCCCGGCCTTGGCCAGATAGTCCGACATTCCCGCGAGGGTCTGGTAAGTGGACGCGGCGGCAGAGGTCGTCAGATACGAGCTCATTCCCGAAAGCGTCTGGTAGGTCGAGGCCGCCGTCGCCGAGGTCAGGTAGGCCGACAGGTCGACGGAGAGATTGCCGGACGTGACGGAGAGAGGGGACGAGACGCTCGAGATGTAGGCAGAGGGGATGCCCGTAAAGGCGGTGGTCTGGACGGACGCGTCAGGGAAAGTGATACCGACGGAAGGCTGGATCGTGAAAGACCCGGACGATACATGGGTCAGTGAGAGGGATGTCGGCGTGAGGTTCGCGACGTTAGCGCCTGAACCCTGCACCGTGACGCCGGCAAAGGTCGGGGTGTCGAGCGTGCCAAGCCCGAGGTTCGTGCGGGCCGAAGAGGGCGACGCTACGGAGGCCAGATTATCCGCCTTGGTCAGGTAGGGCGTAAGCGAGGAGGCAGTCAGGAATCCGCTCGGGTTACCCGTCAGGGGATAGAAGCCAGCGGTCACCCAAGACTCGGTCGCCAAACCCGTCAGGTTGACCGTCACCCAGTCGGTCGCGTAATCGACGCCCGAGGTCTTCTGAAGGAACTGACCAGAGGTGCCGCCAGCAGGCAGGCCGATACCAGCAGGGCCAGCCGGCCCGGGGACGCCGACGCTGCCCGTCAGGGTGCCAGGGACGATGCCCGAGATGGTGCCCGAGATGGTGGACTGGTCAGCGGAGAATACCCCCGAGATGGTCCCGAAGGTCGAAGCCGTCGAGGTGATCGTCGCGTCGGGCATGGCTTAGACGGTGACGGAGTCGATGACGTTGACGCGGAAGAGTTCGGTGCGCGAGATGGTCGAGCCCGGGAAGACGAACTTGATGTCCCACTTGCCGAGGCCGATCGCCCAGTCAGCGGTCGAGCCCGGGTAGGTCACCGTGAAGGACAGGCCGTCTCCGGCCTTGGTCACCGTCATCGCGTAGACGTTGTTCTGGCGGTCTTCGAGGGACGAGCTGATGGTCGTCGTCAGGAGGTTGGCCGGACCCGTCGCCCCGGGCGTCCAGGTAAAGGTGCAGGCGAAGGTGTTACCCTGCGATAGGCTAACTTGATTTGTGCAGCTCATCGGGTCTTAACCTTGCCCCGATTGGAAGGGGGGGGGTCAGAAGGCCGTCAGTTTACCGATGGAGGTGATGGGGTCGAGCGGCGTTGTGCTTCCCGTGTTCTGGGATCCTGTGTCGAAGAAGGTCGAAGTAAGGGCATAAGAAGTGCCTGTCACGGCGACCAGTTCCCCAATCATCTCATTCTTAAACTCAGTTGTTGCCGCAGTACCAGGGAATGTTGGATCGGTTGGAACCATGAAGAAAGTATAATTACCAGACCTCATGGCGCTGAAGATGGTAGGCTGTTGGTCGCTTATGCTTTGAACCCCACGCGGCCACCTGATTAATCCGCTTCCAGTCGCAGCCGATTTTTGACCTGAATAATATTCGATGGTAAAATCATATACCAAATAATCGTAGTTGCTCTCAAGGCACCACGCGCAACGGAACTTGCCCCAAGTCGAGACCGATGAAGAGCTGCCTACGATGCTTCCCATCAGATGCGGGCGTAGTAATAGGTCGCCGTCGCGGTTCCGAGCTTGATGCGGTCAGCCCAAAGCGAGCCGGTGACGTATTGGTCTACTGAATAGACTCCACTGCCGAGCGAGTTCACCTTAGCCAAAGCAAGGTATCCGTAAGTGTCGGTGTCGGTGGGAAGGGTTCCACCCGTATTGAACACGGTCGGGTAGGGGTCGTCCGGGTCGTAAGGGCTGATAGGTGCAGAAGGGGGGAACTGATTGGTAGACGCGTCAGGGCCTACGCGGAGGTAGACGATGCACGACGAGGTCGACGCGAAGTCGAGGATTAGCTGATAGCCTTCCGTCAGGTCGTCGAGATACTCGAACTCCTCTTCCGTCTCGTTGTAGACCTGTGGCATCAGGTTGTTAAATGTGCCAGGGCAGATCTCGTAGGTGACGATCGTAGACTCGCCCACCGTGACCTCTTGTACGTTCTTGACCTTGAAGGGCGAGCAAGTGTCCTGCGCCGCCCCGTCATACATGTCGGCGAACTCCCTCTGGATGCCGAGTATCGACTGATTGTTAGTCGTCGAAAAGACGTAGCCGTCTCCGTTGCGGATAGCCATGGCTTAGGAGGTGGCGGCGTAGTAGACCTTACGGCTCCAGCCTTCGTTGCTGTAGCGTACCTCGTAGGAGATTTTCAGGACAGACCCAGCGTAGCGCTCGATGTTTGCGTTAGACAGCAAGAGCTTGGGGCCGAACTCCCCATCGCCACCGGCACCGACATATGACGGGATGATGGAGACGGAGAACACCCCTCCCCAAGTCCCGTTGTTCGAGGACGCTCCGAGCAAGTCGACGAACTCAGCCGGTGCGGCCGTGTCGGTCGTGTAGAAGAATCCAGAGAAGGTCGTCGTCGGCGTGAGGTAGTTGGTCTTGCCGTAGAGCTCGCGGACGGTGGGGTCGACGAAGCCGATGAAACGGCCACCGCTGGCTTTCTCGAAGCAGGCGCCGTTGTCCCCGATGCGGGACTTGACCGGGTTTCCTGTCGGGCCTTTGACCGTCGGGCCTAGGTCGCTTTCAGGATAGTCAGGAGGGTCTCCAGGGGCGGCGTCTCCGCGTCCGGCGATGGGGCCTTCCCAGCCAGCCGCTTGGTCGAGGAAATTGATGTGGGTCGTGATGTTCTCGGAGCCGAGCGAGTTGCTCGCGATCATCTGCGGAAGCGTGTAATTGCTTCCCGTGTAGGCCGTGTCGATGCCCACATAATCCACGGTGATGGTGGCGATGTTCAGCGCGTCGTAGGAGACCCCGACCTTGTGGGCCTTCATGTAGGTGTAGCTGGAGTCCGGGTGGGAGGAGCCGATGACGGCCACGTTGAAGTTGCCGTTCTGGTCGGACTTGAAGACGCAAGTCCCGGTCATCAGACCGAAGCCGTCCCCTTGGACTTTCCATCCTGGTTGCAGGATGGCGTTCACCATTGCGTTGCCGTAGTCGATGCGTGCCATGTTAGTAGATCAGAGAGTGGACATAATCGAGGCGCTGTATTGCGCCTTCAGTTCTGTCTTGGTGAAGTCGGGGGCGGTGCTCTGCTCTCCCTTGCTGGCGATTTTGTCGAGCAGTTCGGTCTGCTTCCGTGCTTCCGCAAGGGAATCGTCGAGGGCTTGAAGCACCGGGTTGGCGCCGACGCCGACGACGTTGGAGAAGCCCTCGGGGGCCTTGAAGGAGTTTTCCTTGGTGGCTTTTTCGTCTTCAAAGATTGAGGCGTACTTCTTGCCTTCAGGGCTTGCCAAGAATGCTTCTAAGGCACGCCTTTGCATGGCAGGGTCTTTCTCAATAGTATCTCCGGAGCCAGGCCTAATTGTCCGTCTTGCATGGGGAGCCAATCTCCTACCTTCTTCCGTTTCCTCAAGGAAGCGCCGTGTGAGTTGTTCGCGGCCAGCCTTTACTTCGCGTTCTTCCTTTTCTCTGGCGTCCTTAGCCTTAAAGAAGTTCGCCATTTTTGTTTCTTCATCAGTAGCAAGTTTGGTTTTTCCTTCGGCGATTCGGTTTACGCCGTCAGTCGCAAGTTGATTGGCTTCGGCGATGGCGTTGCTGACAAAGGCGATGATGCCGGAGATGATGGCAAGGGGGCCGAGGAAGGACAGGAATACGGATGAGATGGTATTGCCGAAAGACTTACCGATCTTGTCGAACTGCGTCTCGACCTTGCCGGTGGCCTTGGTCGTGGTCTGCTCGACGGCGCCGCCCGCGGTACCTACCTTGACGGACGAAGCACGCTTCTCCAGGCTCGTGATGGCTTCCTTGGCGCGGTCGACCGCCTGCGGGACATCGGAGGTAGCCTTGATCTGGACTTCAAGTGATTGGGCCATCGGTGGTAGGGGGGCTTTCCTTTGCAGGATTGGAAGCGGAGAAGTAGGCTTCCCGGGCTTCCTCATCGGCCATGAAGGCTTCCTCCTCCGTGGACATGATGGAGACATCGGCACCGTTGCGGACACCGAAGGCCGTGTTAAGCCAGATGGCCTGACACTCGGGCATCTCCCAGGCACGCTGCTCGGGTATCCCGTTGGCAATCAGTCCGGCCACGATAGCCAAAGGCCACGGGATGTTCTTGCCGTTGCCGCCCTTGGTCTTGGTCTGTTCCCAGAACTTAGGCCAATGACCGACAAGGATGTAGGACGAAAACAAGTTGAGTTGGCGCTGGAACTCCTCGGGGTATCGCTCGAGCTGCAAGACCCGCCAAGTGTCCCTGATTCCGAACTTACCGATGGGCTCCTCGGCGCACAGTTGCACGGCGAGGATAAGGTCGGCCGGGGTGATCGCGCGGTGGCTGTCCACCAGCGGTGATTGGAAAGCCTCCAGACGCACGCGATACTTGAGGCACCAGGGGTAAAGCGTGCGACCCAGAATCCTAAAAGGAGCCGGGTCGACGTAGGCGTTGAGGAAGCGTTTATCCACTACCCTCTAGACTGCCCCCCTTTCGGGGGTGTCAATTACGAGTAGGTGATACCTTCGAAGTCGACCGCCGTAACGGTGACAGAAGTAAAGCCCTTGTTGGTGCCCTTGTCATCGACCTTGGTCACGACTCCCGCAAACGAGACTGAAGCCGAGCCAGACGGATAGGCAGAGAGGGTGTTGACCGTGAAGGTGATGGTGGCGCCGAGGACAGGGATGGAAGAGGTCTTGGCGATGCCTTCGATGGTGATCTCGCTCTTGCGGTCATCGAGGCGGTGCGTCTTCGTGATGCCCGTCTCATCGACGACCATGGCCTCGGAGTTGAACGAGGACGAGAGGCTGTAGCTCTGGACGAAGAGGTTAGCGACAGTACCCGCGACTCCGTAGATGCAGGTGGTTCCGTTTGAGATGGCGGCCATTTGTAATTGCGGGCTTTGGAATTGGCTTAGGCGGGCAGGACCACCAGCACGTCGAACGAGAAGGAAGTCGCCCAGGAGCGCTCGTCGATGCCTTCGTCTTCGGACTGCATCGTGACGTCGTAACAGGCCGCGTCGGTCGAGGCGACGAAGGCCGCCTTGATGGAGGTCAGGTCGCGCATATTGCCGGACAGGGCGGCGCAGCGGGCGCGGTGATCGGCGAGGGTCGTGTCGTCGGCGTTCGAGAAGAGGGTGATACGGACCGAGCAGCTGAAGTTGCCTTCGCCCTCGGGGAGGTCGGCAGGGCTACGGGCGGACTCGCAGAGGACCACGGCCTTGGGCAGGGTCTGGGTCGCGGCGCTGTCCCCGGTCAGGAAGGACACAGTGGTCAGCCCGGTCTGGGTGGATAGGTAGGTGGCCAAGGTGGCCTCTACGATGTGGCGGATAGATTTGGTTCCCATGGTTATTTCTTGTTAAATGAGTCGACGTCCTGCTGAAGCAATCGTCGGACGCGGGCGGGCATCTGTTTGACACGGTTGCCGTAGACAAGCCCAAGGGTGTTAGCCTGATCGGCTATGCCGTTGGTGTTGCCGTCGGCGTTAAAGATGATGATGTCGACGTCCTTAGCTGAAGACGAGATGGTGTTCTTTCCCTGCACGCTTTTGTGGCGCGTGATCCAGCCTGCGTTCAGCAGTTTGACGCCATAGTCTTTTGGCACGCCGTTGATGACAGGCTTGGGCAGGGTACGCAGAGCCATCGCCCAGCCTGACTTGATAGCCCCGACCGTCTTCTGGCGCTGCATGACGTAGCGGTCTAAGTCGCCTTTCTCTTCGGCCACAAACCTGTTCATTGGAGAGATGCCGCTGACATTGCGGCCTGACTTCCATAGCCTTCCTCCCTCGCGCTGATAGACAGGCTTAAAAGCCGAGTGGATTTCTCCGATGGACTGAAGGCTGGCTTGATTAAGAGATTGATTGGCGACCTTAGTCCCGATGCGGTTAAAGTAGTTCCGCAGCTTCTTGAAGCCCCAGACAGTTCCAAAGCCGTTGTAACGGTCAGAGAGCATCCGGGCCAGGAAGCCGTTGCTGTTAAGGATAGGCGAGTTCTTGGCCGCAACTTTCCAGAACAACGAGGCGTTATCCGTAAGGGCTAGGGAGCCGAGGCGCTTGACCACCCGGGCACGCTGGGTGTCCTTCGTGCCGCCAGACATTGGGACGACTACCTTGCCGACGTCTCGGTCGATGGCCTGTTCGCCTGCGTTCTTTGCGGCTTTGGAAAGGCCGTCACCCCCGCCCTTAGCCAGGGGAGGGGTAAAGGTCGCCGCGTCACTGCAAGCCAAGGCGGCCTGTTCCAGCGCCGCGTCTCGTAGGGTCTGCTTGGACTTAGAGGCGTACTTCTGGATGGCCGCCATGAAGTCCGCGTAGGACTTGGGCTCGATGACGACCTTGACCACAGGGGTTACTGGTTATCGTCGATGACGACGAGCGTGATCCATGCCGACCCGGGCTTGTAGGTCTGGGTCGTGATGCGGACGGTCTTCCCGCCGGCCACGATCTTCTTCCCCTGGGCGAGGGAGGCGATGGGGGCACCCGAGGACAGTAGGGCCGCCGATGCCCCCGTAGACCCGTCTGGCTGGCTCCAGGAGGCCGTTACAGCGGGGAGCCTGACCGTATACTGGGTCCGCTCCATATACCCCCCTGCTTCGAGGACGGTCGAGACGGCGGGGTCGGAGATCAGGCATGAGAAGGTGATGGCCCCAGAGTTGGCCGACCCGGCCACGCCGAAGTCCGCCACCATCTCTTTGGCGTCATTGAGAAACTCGGTTCCGTAGAGGCTCATCCTATACTTGCCCGGATTGGTAGGGGGCACAAAAAAGGCCCCCATTGCTGGGAGCCTCGTTCGAGCCTTGGACCGCTATTAGGCGGCGGTCTTGAGGCGGTGGAGGGAGGTCGCGCGACCGACAGCGGCACCGAAGAGCAGCGTGGCGGTGACGTTGTAGTAACCGCTCTGCTCCTGGCCCATGAGGACCTGGACGCCGAGGCCGGTGTCGGCGTCGACAGCGTTGGCGACTTCGAAGCCCGGGATTTCGGACATCGGGAGGGCCGAGGCGACGGCGATGGCGTCAGCGCCGCAGGCGAAGCCAGCGAGGTTTTCGGCGTTCGCAGGGAGGCTGTTCCACTGGTAGACAGCGGCACCGGCGAGGGTACCGATCTGGCCGGAGGTCAGGATGCCAGCACCGAGGACGGAGTTACCGATGATGGTAGCGTCGCCCAGGAGGCCGTTGGCGTAGGTGCTGTTCAGGATGAACGCGCGGGGCTCGGCGGCCTTGGCGGCGTCGAGCACGCCCTTGGCGGTCACGACTTCAGCGTAGGTCAGCGCGGCGCCAGTGTCGACGGACGAAGCGTAGTTGGCGTTCGTGATGAGCGCGCCGATTTCAGCCAGGCACTTTTCAGCGAGGGCGTTGGCGGCGGTCGGGACGAAGGCGTTCGAGAGGAACTGGGCGCCATACATCTTGACGTCGAGGGGCGAGAAGCGGCTCGAAACCTTAAAATGTTTTAAGGTTACGTTGGCGGCCGTGATCGTTGCGTCGTCCTGGGTGAGATATCCGCCGGTCGAGAACTCGGTGGCGGTGGAGGTGCCGATCAGCGGAACCTGGACCGTCTTGCCGGCGCCGGATTCGGCAGCGGTGAAGACGGACGAGAAGGCGCGGAGGGCCGGGAGCTTGCCCTTGAGGGAAGCGATGACGCTTTCAGCGAGGATGCTGGGAGCGGCGACGATGGAGTTAGCCATGATGTGTTATGATTGGGTGAGGGTTAAGGGGAAATTAGATGCAAGCCTTGATGATGGCGTTGCGGTGGGCGGCGAAGTATTCGTTGCGCTCTTTGCTGCCGACGGGCAGGGACATGAAGGTCGCGAGGTGGTCAACGGCTTCGGCGGTGGGCTTGCCATCCGCGGGGCTGAGTTCGACCGGGGAGACGCCGACGGAGGCCACGATCTTGGCGGCTTCCTTGGAGGCGCTGACCTTGCTGGCTTCGTGCTCGGCGACGAGGGCCTTGAAGGACTCGGACTCCTTGACGGCCACTTCGAGGGCGGCGGTCAGCTCGGCGAGCTTGGCGTCCTTGGACGCGGCTTCGACCTTGAGGCTTTCGAGTTCGGCAGAGACGCCGACCGTCATCTTCTCGACAATGGTGCGGAGGTCGTCGCGTTCGGCGGTGAGGCCAGAAACGGCGGCGGTGGCGGCGAGGAGTTGCTCTTCGATGGTCATCTTAGATTTGCGGTTAATGGAATTAGAACGAACGCAGGGCGTCGTTGAAAGAGTCGGCCAAGCCCGTGACCAAGCCCTGGGCGGCGGCCTGCTTGCCGGAGAAGACCTGGCCTTCCATGGCCTCGGCCTTCACCATCTTGCGCTTCATGTTCACGGCTTCCTTGAACTCGGCGTGGATCGTGTCGACGCCAGCCTGAAGGTTGCCGAGTTGGCCTTCGTCGAGGGACGTGCCTTCGATGCCAGCGCCCTTGAACTTGCCGGACTTGATTACGACCATCTTGATACCAGCCATCTTGGCGGCTTCGGAGTAGTCAGGGATGGCCATGTAGACTCCGATGGAGCCGACGGTGCTGGAGGGGCTGGCGACGACGCGGTCGGCAGCGGAGCCAATCCAATAGGCGGCGGAGGCCATTTCTGAGTCGGTGTAGGCGAGGGTAGGCTTGCCGAAGGAGCGGACCTTGTTGGCGAGTTCCTCGACGCCGGTGACCGTGCCACCAGGGGAGGAGATTTGCAGGGCGACCTTCTCGACCTCGGGGCTGGCGGCGAACGCGTCCAGAGCCTCGGAGATTTCGTTCACGTCCACGGCGCCCATCATCTTTTCGAGAGGAGACAGGCCCTTGCCGATCACGCCGACGACCGGGATGATGCCGATGCCGTCCACGACGTAGGGCTTGGGAGCCACGCCGAAGAGCTGCGCGAGCATATCCGTGAAGCCGAACTTCTCGGCGAGGACAGCGTGGTCTTTCGCCTTGGTCGGGTCGATGAGAAGGGGCTCGCGGCCCGACAGTCCGTTGGTGAGGAAACGCATAAAGTTAGGAGTTGGGTTGGTCTTCGGATTCGGGCTCTTCCTGGTCAGCGGGTTCGTCCTCCATCTCGGGGGACTCGGGGCCTTCCATGACATCGCCGCTGATCGTGCCGACCGGGGTGTTGGACGGACGGAACAGCAGTTCAAACGGGATGCCGTATTGTTCGGCCAAGTCCTTGATGTGGACCATGTCGGAAGCCCGCTTGGCCATTTCGGTGCGGAAGTCTAGGCCGCGCTGGGCGTAGAGCTCAGACATGGACAGCAGGCCCATCTCGACGTCGGCCCGGTCGTTCGCGGCTTCTCGGCCAGCGTCGACGGTGACGGACTTCGGGGTCGTCCAGGAGACGCGGTTCCAGTCCGGGTCGTCAGGCAGTTCGCCGGCGGCGATGCCTTGGCCGATGATGTAACCCCACGTCGGAACGCAGAAGTTCTCAATCATGATGGTCTGATACTTCGAGAAGACGCGGCCAGCCTTGGCGGTAATGAGGCGAACGGTGGCGCCGCCGAGCTTGGAGGAGTCACCGACAAACTCGTAAGGCAGGACGCCTTGGGAGATGTCGCGTTCGAGCGCCGCGAGGAAGCCGGTGAAGGTGGCGTTGGGGCGGTTGCTCTGGAAGGACGTCATGTCCTCCCCGGGCTCAAGGGCGATGAGTTTGCCGCCCATCGTGTTGGCGAGGTTGGCGTAGGAGCCTGTGCCGGTCGCCCCTAGTTCGTTGGCCATGTCGCCGTCGATGATGCCGCCCGCCTTCTTGATGATGCGGGTCACGTCGCCGTTGTCCTTCACGGCCTGCTTCTCGAGGGCGAGGATTTCCATCTCGTCCTGGATGGAGTTGATGGAGTGCTGGAGCAGGGGCACGCCACGGGCGCCGGATGCGTACTCCTGGTCGACCACCATCATCATCGACTGAGCGAGGATCTGGCGGGACGAGCCGTCGGATCGGTAGATGTTCACGGCGATGTATTCGCCATAAGGACCGAACTGGATGCCGTCGTGCATACCCTCGGGCACCTTGCCTTCGAGAGGGTCGCCGACGCGGTGGGCTTCCATCAGCTGGAGTTTCGCTTCCCCGGCGCCGTTACGCACCTTAGCGGCGAAGGAATCACCGTCGCGGATCATGCCGCGGAGAAGGATGGACTGAGCCTGGTAGAACGAGAAGCGGTTCGTGATGTCGATGCGCTTGGCCTTCTCGGCGAAGTAAGCCTCGTAGCGTTCCTGCATCTCAGGGGTCGACGCGTGGCTCTGGGGCTTGATTCCGTCGCCCACGGTGTAGAGGCAGATGTCCGCGAGGATTTGCTTGAACAGGCCGGAGTTACGCTCGGCCCAGCGGCACTTGCGGACCATCGTCAGGCGGTCGTAAGGGGTCAGGTCACGGCGAAGGTCACGCGGTTCAGCGCCGTAGGCCGCACGGCGGGCACGCGTCACGCCGATGCTCTGCCAATCGCCGTAGGAAGCCTGCGGCTGCGGGGCGGTCGGGGCAGGCGTCACCGGCTTGGGACGCAGGCTGACGGTCTTAATCTTCTTGCGGATGGCCATGGAAAGTTAGTCCTGACGGTTCTGCCAGTCGGTCGAGACGATGGTGCGACGAGCGCCGTAGGTGGCAGGGTCCAGCCTCGACAGGGCGAACAGAGCCTCGCTCAACATTTCTTTGGCGGGTAGAACCATCTGGCGGCTGGCGCTCGAACCGCTGTCACTGTAACTCATGAGGGTCTTCCCCTCAGTAATTAGGGCGACAGCCTTCTCCTTGATCGCAAGGAGTTCGCATTCAGTGAGGCCGATGAATAGTCCTTGAGCCATTTAAACTTGCCGAGAATGGAAGCCCGAGAGGGGGTACGCCGCCCAGCCCACGCCATAGGTCTCTTCCTCCCACGACACTAAACGGCGTACCCTTGAGGAGAGTCTGCCAAGGGTCATGACGGTTGCAAGTCGGTTTCGGCAGTTTCCCGCCCGGCGATGCCCCAGCGGACAGCGGCCAGCAGGGCGAGGATTTCAGTATCGAGGGCATGGTTATCCTTCTTGCCCTGGGGAAGTATCCACATGGGCTTGCCGGTTCGCTTGTCCTTTACGCGGACTTCGGCGCTCAGCTGCTCGACATACTCGGGGGTAGCGTCCAGCGCATAGCTCCAGACGCGGCGAGCCCTCAAGCCGTGCAGGAGGTCTTTGCCGGCGGTCGCCGAGTGCACGATCAGGATGGCCCGCTGCGGGATGCCAGGGACGACGATGGACTGCTTCTCGGAGTAGAAGCGGCGGGTCGTGTTGCCGGACTTGTCGGTGACGGCGAAGTCGTCGGAGCCTGAGCCCTTGGCCGTCTTCCAGTTCCGCTTGGCCGTCTCGCGGTAGACCTCGGTCGTGTTGTCGCCGGAGTCGACGAGCACCATGGCATGATGCACGCCGTGCTGTTTGGCGAACGCTTCGACGTTGCCCCATGAGTCGATGCGGGCGAAGGCCATCAGGCGGCTATGCCCGGTCTTGGCCCAGCGGCGCACAGTCACCCAGAAGTGGCCACGCTGGACGTCGACCCCCATCGTGCGGAAAGGGATGCTCCCGGGCACGGCGTCCTTCTGCTCGACGACGCGGGCCTTCGGGGTGATCGCGGCCTCGGCGTCCCAAGGGTCGGCCATCTTGTAGTTCGCGGCCTCCGCCAGGGCCACCATCTCGCCGCCCTCTTCGCTCCAGGGTAACGCCAGCCGCTTCTGCTTAAAGATGCGCCGCGGCTCTTCGTCGCCGTATTGGTCGACAGACTCCTTGGCCTTGAGCATCAGCACGCCCAGCTCGCCCCAGCTCATCGTCGCAAGGCTGTTCCAATGCAGGCCGATGTGCCCGGAGTTAGCGGCGGCCGATGTGGCTACAAAGGTTCCCCTGGCGTTAGCCTCGAGGCGGCTGGCGTTCGTGTCGGGCAGGAGCGTGCGGCAGGCCGCGCACTCGTAGGTCGTGCCGACGCTGACCTTGTGCAAGTCCCATGTGCCGGTGGCCTTGGCATCCTCGGGGAACCTGATCTGTTCCCAGACCCACGGCTGAAGGTGGTCGCACTTCGGGCACCTCATGTTCCAATCGCGTTGGTCGGTCGTCTCGTGCAGCTGATGGAACTCCTGCCCAGCCCGTCCGCCCTGGGATAGGAAGATGCGTTTGCCCATCCAGCCGAACGCCGTCACGCGCGCGCTCAGTTCGGCCAAGTGTCCGGGCGGCGCCATCCAGCACTCGTCGGCGATGGTGTAACGCAGGGACAGGCGCTGAAGGTTGGCCTCGTTCCAGATGCCGCGGCAGTAAAGCGTCATGCGGTCGAAGTCCGCCGTCGTCGATCGGTCGAGGTCGTCGCCAGAGAGACGCGCCTTCACCGGCGGGCAGTTGTTCCAGACCGGGCGGAGGTAACGCAGGGCGAAGTCCTTGGCCTCGGGGTCGGTGGCCTGAAGCACCATCGTCGGCCCGGGAGCGTTGGCGATGATGTGACAGGTGAGCAGGCGCGCAAAGAGGGACTTGCCGGACTGGATGCTGGCCAGGACGGTGAGGAGTTTGGTCTCTGGATCGGCGGCGATGCGTAGGGCCTCGGCCACCCAAGGCGTGCGGTCGGAGCGGAACGGCCCGGGCATCGGCGAGTCAGGGATGGCGTGGACGTTAGACTCCAGCCACTCGACGACGTCGCCCGAGTCGGACGGACGCAGCACGTCACGGCCTACGCGGAGGAGGTCGGACTTATTCATCGGTGGACAGGTCGGCCTTCACGCGGCGCACCCAAGCCTCGAGCACTTTCACCGCCTTCGCAGGGTTCTCGGGGTTACATCCTTCTGCGACATCGAGGGCGAGTTTATCGAGTCGGTTGACGATGCCCGCCGTCATCTCGCGCATGGCCTCGGTGGCTTCCTTGGCCGAGATGTAATCCTTCGTCAGGATAAGCCGACGCTCCTGCTCTTCCTCGAGGGCGACCAGCGTCTTGAGCGAGGCGTTATAACTCGACTGGTACTTCCCCTGGTTCGGGTCGCCCCCTTCCATCGCGGCCTGCCAGACTCCACGCGCCCGACTGACCAAGGTCCGATGTTCGCTGATCGTGTCAGCCAGGGAGCCGTCGTCGAGCTGCGCCGGTGCGGCTTTGGGTGCCGCGGCCCGCTGCACGTTCGCCCGGGCTTCCCGCCACGCCCGAGCCGCGTCGATGCTGTCGGTCGGCATGCCTTCGCGGCGAAGCACCGAGATGCGTTGCGCGGTGACGCCGAGCGCCAAACCCAGTTCTGAGTTGGTTAAGGCCATAGTTTGCTAAACTGCTTGTTTCCTCTGTTCGACCCGACGAAAAACCTTCGTGGTGTCGGGCCA